TGTTCGACGCGCCACGTCATCACAGAACAGCGGTCTTGTTTTTGAATGCACGACTGCTGGAACGTCAGGCAGTTCAGAACCAGCTTGGCCGACAGATATTGGCAGCACGCTGACCGACAACACAGTTGTCTGGACGGCAATCAGTTCGATCTATGCCGACCTCTCAACACTCGCTCCAGACGCGATCATCGAGCTGTTTGAGCTGCATTACGACAACACGTTGCACGGCAGCACAGACATTTTGCGTTGGCACGCAGGGTCTAACGCTGATGTGACGGGCAACATCACCTGGAACAGCAACGATTACGTCCGTCTGCCTGTGCAGGCTGAGGGTTTTGAGTACACGAATGGCGGCACGTTACCCCGTCCAACCTTGTCAGTTGCCAACCTTGATGGAGCGGTAACAGCATTGCTGCTGGGTGTAAACCTGACAACTCCAGGCAACGACCTGACAGGCGCAAAGGTCAAGCGCATCAGGACGCTGAAGAAGTTTCTTGATGGCGAGTCAGCTGCTGATCCTTACGCAACGTTCCCTATTGAGGAATGGTTCATTGATCGCAAGGCCACTGAATCACGAGATGTTGTCAGCTTTGAGCTGGCCAGCAAGTTTGACCTGTCAAACAAAGAACTGCCTAATCGTCAGGTTGTGGCCAACATCTGCCAATGGCAGTACCGCAGCTCTGAGTGCAGCTACACAGGCAGCAACTACTTTGACGTAAACAACAACAGCGTTGGAACGTTGGCGCAGGATGCGTGCGGCAAACGACTTAGCAGCTGTAAAAAGCGTTTTGGCGAGAATGGAGAGCTGCCGTTCGGTTCGTTTCCTGGAGCAGGACTGCTCACATGATGTTGCCGCCTTCAATCATGAGTCTGATCATGACTCATGCAAAGGAAGAAAGCCCCAAAGAATGTTGTGGTCTGGTTGCTGTAGTTAAGGGCAAGCGTCGTTACTTCCCTTGCAAGAACTTGGCTGACACGCCGGACGAGCATTTCGTGCTCGATCCAGTTGATTACGCAGCTGTAGAGGACAAGGGTGAAATCGTTGCGGTGATCCACAGTCATCCAACAACGAACCACAACCCATCACCAGCTGATCGCGTTGCCTGTGAGCAAAGCGGTCTGCCTTGGCACATCGTCAATCCGAACACCGGAAACTGGGGCTACTGCGAGCCTGAGGGATTTGAGTTGCCGTATGTGGGGCGTGAGTTCTCCCATGGCGTGGTGGACTGCTACAGCCTTTGCCGCGACTGGTACAAGCGGGAGTTTGGACTTGAG